CATCAGAAGGCCGGGACGGTCGAGGTGCCGAGGACTCCGACGCCCAGCACCCAGAACTGACTATAGCCACCGGAGGCGGGCGATAGCTGCCAGACGGTCGTATGCTCCTGGCCTCCCGCCGTGACCTGGTGCCGCTCGGACTCGATGAAGAAGTCCTCATTGACGCCCAGCTTCGCGTCCCCGGTCGCCGTGACCGTGATCCGGTCGGATAGGTCGCGGGTCAGGGCGTGGCCGATATTCCCCGATGTAGAGGCCGGGATCGTCAGCGTCAGAATATTCGTCGGCGACGCGGAGACCGAGACCTGATAATCGCACCAGTCCTGCGCCTCGGAAGTGGTCGGGATAAATTTGGTTTTCGCCACGTACTTCCGTTCCCCGTAGATGCCCTGTGAGGTCGTATCGATGGCCCGCACGATGCAGGGATTCTTCGTGCTGACCGCCGTCCCTCGCGCCTGGAGTTTGGTCACGTACCCGCTCGACCCGGTCGCCGAATTGGTTAACGTGATCGCCATCCGCTCTGCCGTCTTGGTCTGGGTCACGGTGATGTCGCTTGTCAGATTTGTCCCGCCGCCACCGTATTCCGAGTTGAGCAGAAAGTCCGTCGTTGCCGCCGGTGTCGTCCAGGCATCGACCTCCATTGCGCTGTTCGCCGCATCAGGGTTCGGGAACTCGGCCTCAAAGGTTTTCGCCTCGCCCGGTGCCAGGGTCGGCGATGCCGAGCCGGTTTCTGGATGCGTCCAGAGTACGGCCACGCTCGCCGTGTCGAACGTCCGAGCAGTCGCCTCTACGTGATTGACAATCGTCGATAGCGGGTCGGCCTGGGCGATAGCCTCAAACGTATGCGCGGCCCCGTCCGCGTCGGAGAACGTCGCCTGGGAGGTCGTCGAGGCCGTCTCGGTCAGCCTATGGTATCGGTTCTGGAACGCAATCTGGCCCGACTTACTCTCCAGGAGAAATCCCGCCTCGGCCTCCTCTACCAGTCTGAGCGCGTCGATGGTTTTTTTGCCACTGATCCAGAACCTGGAGATGGTCGTCTTGCCTTCTTCCAGGTCGCGGTTGGTAGTGTCGTCCGGCCATCCGACATCGGTCAGTATTGAGCCGATGGCACTATCCTCACCCGCCACGTCAGATGTCAGGATGCTGGTCTGGCTCGCTAACTGGGTCTCAAACTGATTCAAGTAGCCCAACGTACCGAAGGCCGTGAGGGTCGCCGTCTTGCGACCCGCCGCAGCCGGGGCAGGCTTGATCCGGTCGAGCTTGCCCTGCCACCGGACGCCGTCGTTGAAAGCAATCGGGAAGGTGTACGGGAAACTCCCGCTCCCGGCCTGGAGCTGGATCGAACGGCCTGGGAGGATGTTGCCCGTCAGGGCCGAGGATGTATTCGACGGGCTGTACTTGCCGTCGGTATTGATCAGCACCGCGGAGAGTTTGCCGGCGACGCTTCTGCCCTGGAGGGCCGAGGCATAATCCCGCCCGCGAGACCACGTCACCGACAGGGTGTCGCCGGAGATGTCATCGTTCGCGTCGGTGAAATCCCCGTCATTATTCCAATCGACGAGGAGGGTATAAGAGCCGGGCATCAGGCCGTCTCGACAGCAACCGCGGCCTCGGCATCTACCCCGTTACTGGATGCCTTGAGCGCGTCGAGTTCAGCCTGCAATTCCTCGCGAATTCGCTCGGCGATGATCCTCCGCAGTTGCTCGGCGGCGAGTACGTTCTGGGCGAGTAGCGTTTGGAGATCGGCGTCAGTAATGCCTTCGTTCACGCCCTCACGCTCCCATCCCAGGCCGTGCAAATGGCACAGTCGGAGGCGTGTTGTCTAACCGCTGGTACAGTCGTCACCTTGGCAAGCTCGGTGGCCTGATTCCCTGCCGTCAGTTTCGTTCCGTATTGCTGCCACGCATCCACCGTGTTGACGGCTGAGTTCACCGAATCCCGCAGACCCTCCAGATGCTCTCGCACGTCTTCGTTCGTTGCCATCGTTATGCTCCTATCGCCTCAAGGCGTCTGCTCAATTCGTCATATTGCGAGTCCATCCGGTGGCGGTTCTGGTAGATACCGCCAGCCAGGAGTCGGGTCAACGGCTGAATCCGCATATGGTAGCCGCTGGACGCTCCAGGGACTGGCTCTAGTATACCCATATCGACCATACGCTCCCGATTTGCCAGCCGTTGCTCCTCAGTGACCTCCGGCACTACATCCTCGATACCCTCGCCGCTATACGCGAACCGCTGCAACTCCGCGGCGTCGTCGTACTGGTCGAATAGATCGACCTGGGCTGCGCTCCCAGAGCCAGACAGATCGACGCTGAGAACTCCCACTGAAGTCAGCTTCAACCCCAGGTTGCTACCGCCCGTTATTGTAGGCGATACGCGGAAGTCGCCGGTATTATCTGCACCGGCGCGGATGAACGATATTCGTCCGAGTTCTTGCTCACTGCCATCAGTGTCGTTCTGCCGGAACGTGAACGCTGGGCCGGAGCCGTCAGCTACGTTCCCAGTGCTATTGTGTACTAGGTCAAAAACCCGTTGCTCCCCGGATGTTCCAGAGGTTTCACGCGACATAATAATATTTCCCGTGCCTCTGTGGATAATCTGGGCAGACGTCCAATTGTTACCCGATGCTCCGACGTTGGATAACGAGCCGTTGGAACAGTCGAGGCTCGCCACTGTCGCGGCTCCGGTATCTAGTGTGCTGGAGCCGTTGTCGATATTGCCGAATCCGGTGTTGATCGAGCCAGCGTTTAGGACTCCAACAGTCGTCACAGAGGTAGTTACGACGCCCGACGCCAGGGACGACCCCGACAACGCACTCGCGGCGACTGTCCCGCCACTATTGCTTGCTGCGTGAGCGTGGTTGGCGTTCGCGAATCCGGTCGAGGAGATCGTCGGCGTCGTGAGGGTCAGGCCGGCCAGGGTAGCCGACCAGGCCGGGATGCCTGACGCGAGATGGAGAACAGTGTTGTCCGCGCCCTTCGCGAGTCGGGATAACTGGGACGTGCTGGAGGCGTACATGATGTCGCCCGCGGCCTGGGATGCGAATACGTGCGCCCCGACCGCTTCCCATTCGGTTTGCGTTAGCTCTGTTCCGACGGAGCCGTGCTTGAGTTCGTTTGCCATGTCCTACCTCTAAGCCGTCGCTAGAATGCCGCCGAACCCGCCCCGGCGAACACCGTCCTGGATCGCCTCGGTGACCCGCTCCTCAAAGTCGTCGAATCCATAAGTCGGCCCGAGAATGTTGATCGTGACCCCGCCCGCTCCTCCACGCCCCAGAGGCACGACTGCCTCCGGCCCGGCCTCTCCGAGCATCGCCAGGGTCGGCGACGTTACGATCCCGCCAGCCGCCATCTTCGGAATATGTGCAATATTGAATGGAGCGAATTCAAATCCTGGAACGATTGTGACGCCCCGAACCTTCTTGGCCTCCCAGCCTATCTTCATGGCGTTCATCACGTCGAGCAGCTTATTGACCCCGTCGATGATAAAATTCACCGGCCCTTTAACAAATCCTTTGATAGCACCCCAGACGCTCGCCCATTTATCCCTGAACACGTCTAATGCGCGATGGATGGCTCCACCAGGACGCAGCCAGCCGAAATGATCTTCCCAGATTCCGCTTATAAACCCAGCGATAGCGGCGAATTTCAGTTTGACGCTAACCCATACCTCGCCCCACAATTCCTTGACCTTGTTCAGGGCGGTATGCAGAATGCCACCCGGCAACGCCCACCCAAATTTGTCTACGAATACCTCGCTGATCTTCTCCCAGGCGACAATCGCCAGGATGCGGATAGCCGCCCAGATGTCCTCCCAATGTTTCTTGATAAACAGGATCGCCTTTATCAACGCGCCGCCTGGGAGGAGCCACGCCCACTTTGAGGAGAATACCCCGCTGATGAAATCCGACACCTTTTCCCAGGTTGCTTTTAATACCGCCAGGATTTTGTCCCAGTTCTTGAAGATCAAAATAGCCGCCGCCACCGCCGCAACAACTCCCAGAATGATCAATCCAATCGGCCCCATTGCGACGTTCAAAGCCCCCATCGCCGCAGATTGGAGCCACGTCGCCGCCGTTGCTATCGTCTGGGATGCAGCCATCGCGGAGATGCCGGTGGTCAGGGCCGGGATCATTATGACCATCGGGCCGAGGGCCGTGGCGAAGTTTCCGACGGGAGTTAATGCGCCCTTGACCCGGTTCTTCATAATGTCGAACTTGTCCGACATCGTCAGTGTCGTCGCTCCGAGGTCTGCGACCTTGCCCTCGGAGTTCTCCATTGCCTTGACTAGATCGCCAATCGCGAATCCTCCCTTATCTATCGCGTCCTTAAACCGGATGCCCGCCCCGGCACCGAACAAGTCCATCGCGAGAGCCATGCCCGCGGTATCTGTCTCGGCGTTTTGTATTTCATCGATGGCGTTTTGTAGCCCGCCCGTGATGTCTGTGACCCCTTCGTCTGCTAACTTCTTAATGGCCGTATTTAGCCCCGGCATCATCTTACCGACATCAAGACCCTTCGCTTCCATGTTCGCGATCAGGGCTGTTGCGTCGGTCAATGGAAGGCCCAGTTCGTTCAACTGCGGGCCGAACTTTACGACCTTGTCGGCGAGCTCTGTCATCGGTACGCCGACTGCTTGAGATGCGGCAGTTAGTTGATCGAGGAACTTCTCAGTGTCCTCCACAGGTTCGCCCATCGCGATCATTGCATCGGCGACCGATTTGATCATCGGCGCGGCGTCTTCACCCATCGCCCTGGAAACATCGAGGAAGGCTTTTGTGACGTCCTCTAATGCCTCGCCCTCCAGGCCCATCTCGGTGTTTACATCAGCAATTGCCCCTGCGACCGTTGCCGCGTCCTGCGGAACCGTTCCCCACACGTCTTTGAAGCTCTGGGTCAGCCCTTCCAGTTGCTCCCCGGTTGCGCCTGTCCCGGCGGCGATTGTGTTCGTCGCCTCCTGGTATTCCTGGCCGAGTTTCGCCGCCGCTCCAGCGGCCAGCGTCAGACCACCGGCGGCCATAGCAACGCCCTTCATGGCGGTCTTGAACTTCCCGCCCATGCCCTTGACGTTCTTCTCGGCCTTCGCCGTGTCGGCGTCGACCGTTATGGTGACTGTATTAGCCACTCGATTCGTCCTCCACCTTGCCTTCGCTTACGATTGCCAGCATCCGCAATATCCCGACGTCCTCGTCCAATAGCTGGGACGGCAGGCAGCTATACCGCTGGCAGATGCCGTCGATGATCTCGGCCAGCTCTAACTCGACCGGCTTGATGATTGGCCGCCCATCCTGATACGTCCCGCCTCGGACAGCCAGCCACCGGGCTATTCCGAGGCTAAGGCTTCCCCCGCTGTTGTCGCGGCCTCGCTCCAGGCTCCGAGGATCGCGGTGCCGAGCGCGGGCGGTAGGGATAGGAATCCCTCGGCGTCTGCCGACAGCACGGTGCCGTCCTCGTCCTGGAGATTCCACGAGTCTAAAATCTGGTCGCCGAACATCGTGAACGCGGCCCGCAGACCTTCGGGATTATTATCCGATGCGCCCGCGAGTTGCTGGAGATCGAGGAACGTCCGCAGATCGACATCAAGCCGCGCCTCGATGCGGATGCCCTCATACTCCGGCTGCGCGAATACGAGGACAGCCCGACGCCGCTGGATGACGAAGGGCGTGACCCCGTTTCTGCTCTGGACTACCACTAGACTGTCGACCATGCCGGGACTGTGCCGTCTGCGAGGTTCAAGGTTACGCTCCAGGTCAACGCCCCGTCCGATCCTCGCGTGATAGCGTAACTCGCCACCTGCATTTCCATCGCCAGCTTCGGATTAGATGAGGAGTTGCCGCCAACTCTGAGGTCGAACGTCCGAGTCCCGGTGCGAGTCTTGAACACGTCGTGCGACTTGTTACTTGCGGCGTTGAAGAACCCGTTGAGCGATACGTCTCCGTCGCTCATGCCCGTGATCCGCTCCCGCGCCGACTTGTCGAGGCCAGTAGTCTCAACCAACTCCTGCGCGATATTTATCCCGTAATCGCCGATGTCATTGGAGATGTCTCTGGCAGTCCCGCCGGAGTCGTCCACTGCCAAGTAGTCGCCCAAACCAGTCTGCTTCGCCATGATTTCGACCTCCTATAGTCGCGTGAATCCCACTGCAATCTTCGCGTCGCTAAATGTCCCCGTCGTCGTTACTTTTATATACCTCTGAACTGTTCCTTCCATCGTCAGCCTCTCCGATGTCGGCGCACCCGCTGTTGCTACAGTTGAGAACGTCATGAAATTGGAGTATGAACCACCGCTGGAGGTAGATTCCTGTAAATTGACCGTGACACTGCCAGAGGCAACGCTGAGCACTTGCAGATACCCGGCCCCGCCGTTAGACGTTGCCGCGCCACCATCAACAACCGTGCCAGAGCCAGCCGAAGAATGAGTGTCATCATGGGCAGTCAGCATGGTTCCAAAATCTAGCCCTGCACCGTTCGATGTCGTATAGGTTGCGTTTGCCGAGATCGCAGACCCAGGGGAGCGGGTCGTCGTGTATGTCCCCTGTTTGCTGACCAGCCCGACGCACGGATCGCCCACCGCCGCCCCCATCGGTACAAGAACGTCCTGATCAGCCGTCGGCTGTTTGCCGCTATTGGATGTCCAGACCGCATGGGATCGGTTCGACGCTGCATCGAACCAAGCATCGACGCTGATCTCCGCATCTGCGATCCCGACGATCCGCTTCTTGGCTTCGACGTCGAGCGTCGTCACGTCCAGAAGTTCGTTGTTGTAGCCCAGTCCGCTCAGGGCATTCGCATCGCCCGACAGGTCATACCCCTCGACGTAAAGACGGACGTTCAGCCCGTTTACTTTAGCCATATACTACTTCCTCCATAACATCGCTCTCCGGCCATCCTGGGGCCGCTACGGCGTGATGGTCACCTCGCCGTAAAGCTCCATCTCGTAAGGGACGGTCACCGTGCGGAACACCCCGCCGCTCATATTCTGATATCCGACTGTCGCGGCCCCGACCGAGGAATCGGTGACGTTGCCGCCAAGGTCGGCGTCCGACCGGAGTTGGGTGTCGATCTGAACCATCGCATCCCAGACCTCCTCCTCGATACTCTCCCGCACGTCGGGCGAATCCTGCATCCTAAAATAGGCCCGCACCGTGACCGATACTCGCGACCCGATGTCGCCCAGGGTCTCGAAGTCGCTCCTCCGTCCCGTCAACCAGAAGGCCAGCACCGGCGTTCCTGAGATCGACAGCGGCTCCCCGCGATACACCGCCACGAACGCCGGGTCGGAGATCGCCGCGAGAAGCGTGTCGATCTGGGCCAATGCCCCCGACCGGCTCAACGGAATGCCTCAATAATGGCGTCCCCGATATAGTCCTCGTGCAGCTTCGGATTGTTGTTGATATGGTCGTAGGCGTTCTGGAACATCCCGTAGCCCTTGAAAGTCGACCTCTGATTCCGGCTACTGATCCCCTCGACCCACGCGGAATATATAAGGTTCTGCCGACCGTGCTGTTCACCGGCTGCGATCACCGCTATGCCGTCCTCGGGTACTGTGGCCCCGACATGACGCCGCAGTTCGCCGGTCTTGCGCCCGTGTTTAGATGCGCGTGGAGCCTTGTTGTATTGCGAGACCGGTGGCCCCCACAACTGCTCGAGAACTTTGTTCGATCCCTCGATGGTCGCGAGGTCGAGCAGTCCCCGATTGACCGCCTCGGTGAATCCGAGGCTGATCTGGGTCGGCTTCTCAAAGACCGGCCCCTTGAGCTTGAACGTCGTCGTCGGAGTGGGCGGCATTAAAAGAACACCCCGTTACTGGTGCCGGTGACCTGATACTGATCGAGCGTCATCAGGATCGAATTGATCTCCCCGGCTGCGGACGTAATCGCGGCGTCGCCAGAGCCTATCGTCGTGACGGCACCCAGGTCACGATCACGGAATACGATCTTCGCCAGGTCGAGAGCCGCTTGGACAACTAACTCTGGATAGTCGTACCGGTAGAGTGAGGCACCGCCGCTATGGGTTGCTCCAGTCGTGCCATTGACGCCTCGCTCCACCGTGAGCGTGTTCCCGCTGATTGCCGTGATATATAGCTGCTCAGAATCGATGAGGATGGTCTGAGCGGGGCCAAGATTAGCCGCAGACGATACCGATGCGGACGTCGCCGTCGTTGATCCTATGGCATCAGAGGTGGTGACACTGACCGTATCAGCGGTATAGCCCCAGGAGCCGAGGATCGAGAGGGTCTGCTGGCCGGCATCGAATCCCTTGGTCGTGTCCTCGTTCAACTTCAGGATCGTCTTCGGCGCGGAGTTGTACGGCATCAGCCAGAAGTCCGCGTTGTAACCCTCGGTCAAGGTCTCCGAGGTTGCCCGGTCGGTCGCCCCGTAAGCCGTCACCGTCGTCGGGCTGACGATCCAGCCGTCCAGCGGCACAACGCCGGGAGTCGACATCGAGGTCTTGATGTCGTCCGTGATCGCGACGGTCTGATACTGGGGCGAATCCCGCAGACTGCCGGAGCCGATGTCATAGAACCGGGTCTCGGTCAGCGGCCCGAACGTCCCGCCTCCGCAGTAGTCGTCGATCCGCCGGCTGACCGCCTCCAAGATGCGCCGGATAGAACCCGCGTCAGACGTCCAGCCGGACGAGTAGCTCGTCCCGGCGAGGTAGTCGCGGAGGTCATCAGCGGTCGCGTATGTGTGACGGGTCGCCACTATTTATTCTCCCCGGTCGCGGCCTGCTTGGTCTTGGGCTTCGTTGCCTGCTTCTTGAAGTAGTCAGGGTATTTCTTGAGGATAGCGGCAGGGACGTTGTAGACCTCGCCCATCTCGTACACCTCCCCGGTCGCCCCGAAGGTCACGTTCACTAGGCTTGTGGCCTTTGGCATAAATCTCCTCCCCATCAGGACGCGGGGCCGAAGCCCCGCGCCCTACTTGTTGCCGCTAAACTATGCGGCTCTGGGAATCTTGAAGGCTGCGGCCAATCCGACCTGACCGTCACCCCGCCTGCTGGCGAAGAAGCCCACTTGATCGTTCTCCATGTACAGGCTGTCATTGCGCCTGATCGTGAAGCCG